TGCCCATCGACGTCGACCCGATGGCCGAAGCCGAGGTGGCTTACGACATCGCCACTGGACGTCGCGGGCACACCGCCATCGAGCGTTGGCGGCTGCGGGTGATGATGGGCCACGAACATGAGCTGGCCGCCGAGCAGGTCTTGGCCGACCACCAGCTGCGCATCGGCACCAGTCCCGCCCCGTACACGGTCGCTGCGGTCCACGCCATCAACATCTTGATCCACGGCCGCCGCCGCTCACCGCAAGATGGGGCTGCGCTGCTGGGTCGCACCCTCGGCGTGCTGGGCACCGCCTTCCCGGCCGACAACGAGGCGTCGGGGTCGCGCTGGCACGGGATGTTGTTGCGGGCCATCGGTGAGCTGTTGGCCGGGAACGAGACCGTCGACGACGGTCGGCTGATCAGCGTGCTGTCCGGTCGGGAGTCGACCGGCTGGCTGAACGTCGAGAGCGTCCGCAAGGAACCGGCATGGCAGGCCCTGCGCTACTCGGTGTCGTACAACTACAACCACGGGTTGTCGAAGTGGGAGCGGGTGGAATGAGCAACCTGACCGTTGACGAGGCCCGCGCCGTGCTCGACGCGTTGCGTCATGACGTGGACCAGTTGGTGGCCCACGTGCAGCGACTGTTCGACGGGAAGGGTTGGATCGCCCTGGGCTACATGTCGTGGTCCGAGCTGGCCCAGGCCGAGCTGCGCCCGATCCTCGCCCTGCCCAAGTCGGAACGGATCAAGGTGATGTTGGAACTCCAGGAAGCAGGCATGTCGGACCGTGCTGTCGCTGATGCTGTCGGTGTCAGCAACCAGACCGTGCGACGGTCAACTGGGACAAATGTCCCAGTTGGGCGCAAGACCACCGGACGCGATGGGAAGAAGCGATCGAGGGCCAAGGGCAAGCCGCACGAGATCAAGGCCCGACGTCAACACGTCAAGGAGCTGTTCGAGGCGGGCTACACCCGCGCCGCCATGGTGGCGTGCCTGGACTGTGCGCAAGGCACCATCGACACTGACCTGGCCGCGCTCGGCTGCAAGCTGAGCGAACGCACCATGCCGCTGATCACCACGGCACCACCGGTCCGGCAGTGGCGTGACAAGCCGAAGCCCCGCCCCGTTCCGACCCTCGTCGAGGACGACCCACCGCGGGTGCGCTCGACCGAGCCTCGCCACCGCCGCTACGGCTCGCTGCTCCAACGCCTCCAAGAGTGGCAGTCGCTGTACGACGAGGAGCGCTGGGCGCTGCGCGCCTGCCACCACGTCGACTCGGCCGTCGCGTGCGACGACACCGAGTGGCTGGACGAGCTGAGAGCCACGGTCCGTCAGCTCCGCGTCGACCTCGACCGGATCGACCGGGTTGTCATCGACCCCGTGTTCCGCGACGCCCAGTCCCGGGTCGGTGACGGGTCACCACCCGCCGAGGTGCCCCGCCATCTACGTGGTGTGCAGTGAGAGACCCTGACAAGTACCGCACCGTCGAGGTCAACCGCGACCTGTGCCGGGTGTACAAGGGCATGACGCTGGTCGGCCAGGTCCGCAGGGGCCTGGACAACCTGTGGTACGCCGAGGTCGGCGACGGAGTGAAGGGACGCATCGTCGCCGTGCACCGGGTGATCCTCGCCAACGACGCCATCGAAGAGTTCCAGGAGGCGGTCGATGGGTGCGGATGAGTCGTTCGTGCGCCTGTTCCGTGGCCGCGGCGACGCCTACGGCTCGTGGGCCGGTGGCTGTGTGCGGCAGCCACTGACCCCCGAACACTTCCGAGCCCACCTGTACTCGCACGATCCCAAGGACTGGATCGGGGTCTACAACGTGATGGGCAAGGCGTGCTCGTGGGGCTGCATCGACATCGATGTGCCCGCCGAAGGTCTCGCCCACAACCTGCGTGGTGCCCTCGGCGAAGCCCGCATCCCGGCCTGGGTCGAGCGCACCACTCGCGGCTACCACGTGTGGGTCTTCCCGGCCGACTTCCTGATCAACGCGGCCACCATGCGCCGGGCGCTGCACGGGGCCTGCGCCATCGTGGAGTACCAGCCACGTGAGGTGTTCCCCAAGCAGGTCGACGCCACCGGCGGCAAGCTCGGCAACTATGTCCGGCTGCCGTTGAACGGCAGCCGGGGCAACCCCGCTCCGCGGGACGTTCGCAGGTTTGTGCATGACGGGGTCACGCTCCAGGACATGGACGTCAACCGGGCAGGCACACCCGAGCTGGAACGGTTGGCCGAGACGGTCCCTCTTCCACAGGCTGTGGACATACCTGTGGACGTAGAGACCGGGCTTGAAGTCCAGTGGGAGGTTGAGCGCATCGGCGGCCCCGTCCTGTCCCTCTGGCGAGACGGGCCACGGTTCGGCCATGACCGCAGCAGCACCCTGTCCCAGCTCGCCCACCGTTGCGTTGAAGCCGAGGTGCCCCCGGCCATGGCCTACGCCATCGTCCGCTCCGGAGACGAGCGCTGGGGCAAGTTCCACCTCCGCGGTGAGTCCGGCACCGACCACATCTTGAAGATCGTGAGCCAGGTCTATGGCGCTCAAGAGACAGCGTGACATCTGTCGGTGCTGCCAGGAAGGCCCGAAATGGATCAAGGCCCGAGGGCTGTGCGAGTCCTGCTGGATGACCGTCAAGGCCAACGGAACGTTGGAACGTTGGCCCAAGCTGGACGAGATGTACCGGCGCCGTGGGCACAGTGGCTACTGCCAGTGCTACTCCCCCATCCGTCAACGCATCACCATCTTCGAGACCAGCCAATGCATGAAGTGCGGGAAGAAGCTCCCCGATGATTGAGCGCACCCTGCTGTGGACTCCCCGGGCCAAGCAGCGGCCCCGCTCGCATGTCGTCAAGGGCAAGGCGGTGACCTTCACCCCACGTGAGACGGTGTTGGCTGAGCGCGAGCTGGCCGAGCAGTGGGACATCGCCCCGGTCGAGGGACCGTGCTCGGTGGCGATCCACCTTGCCGACACATGGGTGCGGGTCGAGGTCACGACATGTCCCGAAGCTGAGAGCCGCAAGCTGCGCGGTGACATCGACAACTACTCCAAGTTGGTGCTCGACGCACTCAACGGTCGGGCATGGGTCGACGACCACCAGATTGTTCGCATGTTGGCAAGGAAGGTGTGATGATCCCCGAACGATTCCAGGCGAACTGCCACTTCTGCCACGACCCGCTCGACATCCGCAAACCCGGTGTCCGTCAGCTCCAGCGGGGATGGGTGCAGAACCGGACCGCCGGTGGCGGCAACGCCATCGAGCTGGCCGAGAAGCTGCCGTACTGGGCCTGCAAGCTGTGCATGGAGGACCACAAGCGCGGCCAGGCCCGGTACCAGATGGGACTCTTCACGTGACGAAAGGCATGACCAGGATGTACGTTGGCCTCCCGGGAGGTTCCACGTCACGTGACACGGATGGAAACGCCGGTGGTCTTTACAGACTGGTCTACAGTTCATGAGCTGCAACGCCCATGGTCACCGCTCCAGGCGCTCATGGAAGCCCGGCCGCAAGTGGACCCGGTGGACAGCGTGGTCGGGCTCCAGCCGCTGCGGGAAGCAGTCGTCGACTGCATCGAGCAGCTGTCCGACGAGGACCGCTTCCTGCTGGAGGCCACCCACATCGAGCGGGCCACGGTCCGTGAGCTGGCGGCGAGGCTGGGGCTCCACAAGAGCTACACGTACCGGCTCGTCAAACGGGCCGAGCTGCGGCTTCGCTCGCAGTGCTTGGAGCACGCCGTCGTCCTCGCCTACCTCGGTCTGGCAGGCGCCATCACCGGTGCCTCGGTGCCAGCGCCGGAGCTGAGGGATGAACGAGTCGGATGAGCCGGTCATCGTGCCGGTGCCCCTCCTGACTGTGGAGGGGCTGAACTACTTGACCACCGCGCTGCTGTACGCCACCGCCCAACGCATGGGTCCCGAGTTCATGACCGAGGTACTGGAGATGGCCGAACACCTCCGCGGTGAGCGCGAGGTCACGATCGGCCTTTCCCGAGACGAGTAGCCCCGGCTACCTGTTCGGACCGCCGGGCAGGCCCGGCTACAATCCAACCGCCCGATGGCAGATGGGGCAGGGTAGAGATGGCCATGAGCCTGACGCAGCTCAACGAGCTGTTGAAGCGAGCGATCGAGAGCTTGCAGGACGAGCGCGCCACGCTGGTCACGTTCGTCGACCCGACCAAGCCGCTGCTGCCCGAGAGCTACTGGCAGCAGCAGTACGACCGAGCCGTTGAGGACGCCAGGCACCAGACCGCGATCCTGTTCGAGCGCTCGCTGGACATCGCCCACGCCAAGGCCAAGCGCCGCCGGGAGGACGAGCGCCTGGCCAACATGTCGGTGGACGAACTGCTCGACAACAACGTGGGTGCGCTGTGGGAGCCCGACCCTCACACGTCGTGGGGGCTGATGCCGATGAAGCACTCGGGTGGCACCCTGCGACCGCCGTCGCGGGATGACCCGCAGCCCGCCTACAACTGGGAGTGCTACCAGTGCGGGCGCCCGATCACCAACAGCGGCAAGGACCACGCCGGTCGCACCCGCTGCGACGCCGCCCTGATGCCACAGGACTACGAGCCGTACCGCGACCACACCCCCAAGCCGTGGCATGGAGAGGAAGAAGAGGATGACGAAGATGAGGAGTAGATGGGAGCAGCAGGGCATCCCCAATCCGGGCTCGCAGGCGGCCCAAGATCGCGGATGTGAATGCCCGCACTACGACAACCACAAGGGCCAGGGGTTCATCATGGAGGGGGAGCTGGTGTTCTGGATCGCGGTGGGCTGTCCGATGCACGCCCCGATGGAAGACACGGCCCCGCTGTGACCTACCTGTGGGAGGTGATGGCCTCCGAGCCCGACAACACCATGGGCGGGCAGCACGGGTACTCCAACCGCCGAGTGTTCGTCGTGACCACGACGATGGAGCGAGCGATGGAGCTGGTGCGCGAGCGCTACCCCGAGTGCAGGTTCCACCGGGTCGAGCGCCGCAACACGATGGGCAAGTACGGCGTGATCGTGGACCCGGAGGTGGCGACATGACCGACGCCGACTTGATGGACGCCAACTGCCCCCACGGTGAGACGTGGTGGATGTGCAAGGAGTGTGAGCGAGAGATGAACACCGACCTGATGGGTGGGCTCGGCCTGCCGCACGCCATCGAGCTAACGCCCGACGAGCTGGACCTGCTCCAGAACGCCATCGCCGGGGACATCGCTGACTTCCTCATCCGGGCCAACCACCGCGGCATCGACCCGTCCAAGAACGATCGGTACCAGGCTCTGCTGGCGATGGGCCGCAAGCTCGGGTTGGAGCTGTGACCGAGTTCGACGATTACGGCGAGGTGATCGCCGTGGTGGGCGAGGTGTTGAAGCGCAGCCAAGCGCTCAACCCGGACTGCTGCGGGAACGACGCATGGCGTGGTCGGCTGTGCCGGTACCACCAGGGCATCGAGGACGGTGCCGAGATGGCGATGCTCGTGCTGCGGAGTCGGAAGTGAAGCACATGTGGCCGTGGCGCACGTTCACCGTGATCTACTTCACGTTCATCGGGGCCAACCTCGTCTTCGACCTGGTGCACTTCGTGACTTGGCCCGAGTTCTACGTCCTGTGCATCGCAGGCAACGTGATCGGGCTGATGATCGTGGCCCGCTCCAACAAGCGCATGGGCCGGTTGCACCGTGACTACGTGGCTCGGGTCGAAGGCCTCGAACAGCGGCTCACCCATGCCATCGAGCGCGGCGACCAGCACGACATCGACCTCACCGTGATGCTCATGCGCATCTGGAACCACAAGCCACAGCGTCCGGTGCCTTTGGCCCCGGACGGTCAGGACGGTGGCGGGTCACCGTTCTGATCGGGCGGGGGCTGGTCGCCGCCCGGCTGGCCCCCGCCCTCTTCCTCCGGTGGCTTGGGTCCCTCGTAGTCCTTCTCCAACACGAACGTCATGCGGAAGTGGCGGTGTCGTCCCGACTTCCAGCGCACCGCGGTGCGGGCCACGAAGGCAATCCCAATGACTGCGATCGCCACCACCCAGTCGCTGGGCAGGCTGCTCACGGCGGCGGCTGCTGGTCCCGCTCGTTGCGTCCGGCGCTACGGCCACCGATGAAGCCGACGAGGGCACCGACGAGCACGCCGAGAATCTCGGACTCGATCCGAATCAGCGCGTCGGTGTCGGTCTCGGGGTGAATCAGCTCGATGAGGATGATCGCCACCGCCGACAGGATCAGCATCGACCCGATGATGAACACGATGCCCAGCACCGCCAGGTCGGTGGCTGAGCGATCGCGCAGACGCATGGCTACTCGGTGGCGGGCAGTGCGTTACGGGGCGTCGCGACGACGGTCGAGGGCACGGAGGATGTCGGGGCTTTCGGCAACGAGGTCGATGACGAGGTCGGGGTACTGGTCGATGGCGAACTGGACGACGTTGTGGAGGACGCCTCGGTGACCGTCGTAGTTGAGGCGACGGTGGGCGGCGTGGTCACCGTTGTCGTAGACGTTGACGTCACCGTCGTGGTGGAGGTGGAGGCAGTAGTGGTACTCGGCCATGTCGTCGTGGTGGTGTAGTGCGGCTGATCGGTCGGGGTCACTGCAATCCCGGCCCCGCAGCCCGTAACCGCGGTGAGGATGAGCGCAGCGACTAGAGGACGAGCCACGCCACAGCAACGAGCGTCAGTCCGAGAGGGATGAGGATGGGCAACCAGTCCCGCGGCACGGCCTGGCGCACGTACCCCGCGACCGTTGCCACCGCGAACACGATGGCGGCGATGAGGAACAGCCAGTCGGCGAGGTCGACCTTGCCGTTGATGATGTCAGCGAGCATCACGACCTCCCCTTGGTCGGTCCGGCAGCGCCGGACACCTTCTTCAACGCTGGGTTCTTGCGCTTCGCTGCCGGGCTGGCGTTACGGGTCGACTTGGCCAGGATCGCTCCCGCCGCCTTCTTGCTCACGCCCTGCTCCTTGGCGATCTTCTTCTGGACCGACTGGAAGCTCATACCGTCTCCTTGTCACCAGCACGAGGCCGACCGCCAACGCCGCCACGAGGACGACGATGGCGATGATTGCGATCCACATCAACGACACTGCTGTTCGAGCAGCTCATCCATCTCGGCCTGGCTGTACACCACCGGCTCGGTGTTGCGGTACAGCCCGTTGTCGAACCCAGCCTGCACCCAGTTGAGCCCGGGGATCGGCACGACACCGGCCTCGCTCCACGCGTAGTACGTGGGCTGATCCGAGCCCTTGATGACCAGTGCCTTCACGTCGTCCTCCTGATCGGGGGTGGGGCCGGGTCCCGGCCCGGGTGCGGGTGCAGCGCCAGCTCGGCGGGCACACTCGTTCTTCATGTCGTCGAGGTTCCAGGTGCCCGAGCTGGAGCAGCTGCGTGGCTTCCACGGTCCCTGCACCCCGGACGCGGTGGCGGGGTCGATCTTGCGTGACGGCGTGTAGTGGTGGTGGCCAACGATGTCGGTCGCCTGGTTGCCGAGGAACGCGTTGATGGCGTTGCTCAGCTTGAAGTAGTTGTCGATGAGCTGTGTGCTCCACGGCTCTCCGACCCCGTTGTTGTTCACCTCGAAGTTGACCAGCGTGGTGTTGCCAGCGTCCTGGCCGCAGGTACCGCGGCTGAACGCCCACGGGCCTCCCTTGCCCGAGCAGTTGCTTGCGCCGCCAGCGATCGGCCAGAAGTCGCCGTTGCGTCCGAGGGTGCCGTTGCCGACCGGGTTGTCCGGGTTGCCGCGCACTTGGTAGTTCACGCACGACTCGTCCGACGTGCTCGTCGAGGACGCCGCGTGGTGCCACATCGTGCCAAGCGGCGTGGCGGAGAACCCGCCCGAGCTGCGAGCACGGCGCTCCCACCCGGCGTTGGTGTTGGTCACCTTCACGTTGATCCCGGCGTCGGAGGCGATGTCCGCCCACGGGTAGTAGAGCGAGCCCATCAGGCGGCGTCCAGTGCGCCTTGGCGCTGCAACCAGTCCAAGATGACCTGCATCAGGTCGATGCCGACCTGGCGATCGTCGGGGCTCAAGTCCTCCCACGCCGGGAGCGGTGTGGTGGCCACGTAACGACGGGCCTCGTGGAGTGTGCGTGCCAGCTGCTCACCGGTCTCGGGCTCGTACGTGATGATGTAGTTGACGATCGCCACGCCGAGCGCTCGGGCCATCGCCTGGGCGTCGGGGTCGAGGTCTTCCCACCGCGGCAGGTCGAACGAGCCGACGAGGTCATCGAGGGCCAGGCGCAGCTCGTGCACCTTGTACGTCACCTGCTCTTCGTCGGGCGGCTCGACACCCCACGCGTCGGCGGGATCGAAATCGCCGAAATCGGTCACTCGTCCTCGGTCTCTTCGGTCTCGGGCTCGTCCTCTTCGACCTCGGGGGCCTCGGGCTCTTCGATGCTCATGACCTCTTCACGTCCTTCCCGAAGTTCATCGACTTGCTCGACCCCTTGCCCATATTCACGGGCTTGGTCGATCCGGTGACCGAGGTCATCTTCCCGATGATCGGACCGGACTTGCCTTGCTTGGTCACCTTCGGTCCGTCGCCGCCACGGTTGGGCGGGTTGCTCTTGTTGGCCATCACTCTTCCTCTGGTTCGGGTGGCGGGCCTGCTGGGTCTTCCACGGTCACGTCGGTAGTTGTGGGCGGGAACATCTCACCGAGCGGGTCGACGCTGATCGTGTAGTCCCCGCCCGCGTCGTAGGTGTGCGTGAGCCGTGACCCAGCCGACGTGCCACCGGGGCCGGGGTACTCGGCCGGGGAACCGTCGCCCCACAGCACCTCGCACCCGTTGTACGCCCCGGGTCCGGAACCGATCAGCACCACGTCGAGTCCGTCGACCGCGGTGTAGAGCGTGAGCGGTGCGGTGGCCCCTTCACTCGGGGAGCCACCCGGTTCCTGGATGATGGTGGCGTCGGCAGGCGGGGTGTGCGGCTTGTCGCCGGGGACGATGACGTTCACCGCGTCCGAGTTGTCCTGCGGGTTGTCGAGCCCGCTGCCGACCACACCGACCGGCGGGCCGTAGTCGTAGTCCCGCAGCACCGTCACGCGGTCTCGCCTTCGTCCATCGGGACCTGCCCGCCGTCAGGAAGGTCCATGCCCGGCGGAGGGAACGACTCGTCGCCGACCACGGTCGTCGCTTCTTGGCGACGCTTGCGGCGGTCCTCCAGCTGCTTCTCCCGAGCACCGGTGCCAGCTGCGGTCACGTCATCGCCACCGGTGTCGGCAGCGGCCTTCTTGGTTGCCATGTCTGATGGCCGCTTTGTCCCCCCGTTTCGGGCTGCGAAACGGGGGAGCACGGCCTGGCGCGGGCAAGCTCCAGACCGTGCTCCGACGCCATGGCGGGAACAGCGTCCCCCGAACCTTAAGCCGCCCCTCCAAACCGCGCCAGTGCGTCTCGTAGGTCCTGCTCGTCGAACATCGCCCCGCGCTGGGCGTACATGCGGTTCTGGCGTTCCTTGGCCTGGTCGACCTGGCGCACCGGAACGCCGAGGTAGCTGAGCTGAGACGACAGGCCTTTGCCTTCGCGGTCCTCGGTGGTCGACAGCAGCCGGTTGGCCTGCGCCGTCAACGGGTTGAGGTCGCGCAGCACGTCGAGAATCTTGCGCTCCTGCACCACGCCCTGCTTGGTGCGCTTGCCGACACCGATCAGGTTGAGCAACGCCGAGGGGATGGCCTGCTCGAACCCGGGCTGCTGGAAGTCGTTGGCCTTGTACTGGTTGCCGTAGTAGAAGTTCTGCCCGGTGGCCAGCTGGAGCGGGTCCTTGAAGATCGGGTTGACGTTCGACAGCAGCGACTTCGGGTCGGCGATCTGGCCGAGGTAGCTCTCGATCTGCGCCGGGCCGATGTCGGGGGCTAGGGCCGTCGCGCCGCCCTGGCCGAGGAACACGGCCCCCGAGCGCTGCAACCAGTCGGGCATCAGCTGGGTACCGGTGGGGTCGGTGTTCACGTTGTTCATGAACGACTGGTACTGGGAGTAGGCCCGTGGTGCCGTCCACATCTGCTGCACCTGGAGCGGCAGGTTGCGGGACATGAACGTCCAGAACGGGATCACCCGACGCAGGCCACGGTCCAGCTCGTTGACGTCGGAGTAGTCGAAGTGGATGCGCTTGACCTGAGCCACCGCATCAGCCCACGAGCCCGACCCGTCCTTGCCGAGGGCGTGGAGGGCGAGCCCTGAACGGACCCGCCCTTCGACCTGCTCACCCACGTTGTGGCTGGCCGTGATGGCCCGGTTCTGGTACGTCTTGCGCAGCACGGCACCGACCTTGGAGCCTTCGGCGCCTTCGCCGAAGGCCCGCTGCAACAGCTCGGCCGCCCCGTACTGGCCACCGGCCCCGGAGGCGTACACCGCGCTGACGACGTCGGGGGCGACGGCCCGGAGGTCTTCGGGGAGGTGCTTGACCCAGTCCAGTTCGGCCGCTCCCGCCGACCGGTCGAGCAGGCTGGTCCGCGACAGCGGGCTACCGCCGCCGTACCGCCGCCACACCTTCCAAATCTGGTTGCCCTCCAACATCTCCGGGAACGTCACCCCGGCCGACATGTTCATGAACGTGGCCGACATCCCGTTGCGGACGTGCTGGCCGGGGGTGGCCAACGCCCACGCCTTGAAGAACTTGGTGTACTCGTCGACGACCTTGCCGAAGAGGCCCTTGTCCTTGTTCATCACGGCGTTGAAGTTGTCCATCGCCTTGTCGGCCTCGTCCAGCGCCGCTTTCATCTCGGAGTCGATGGCGATGTCGTGGCCCATCAGCCGGTCGGTGCGCATCAGCTCGTACCCCTCGTTGGCCTGACGCACCACCTGGTCGTCGAGCTTGCCCGACACCACGTCGCCGAGCAGCTTGTTCATCGCCGGTTCGGAGCGGTCGGCCCGCACGGTGGCCTTCATCAACACCTGGGCCGGTGGCGGCAGGTGGGCGATGGCTTCATCGAACTGGCGCTCCGTCGTGGCCATCGAGGCCTCGGCCATGACGTTGGCCATCTCGGTGGCCTGGTGGTGGTGGCTGAGGGTTGTGCGTGCGTCGGCCAACTCTTGGAGCCGGGGCTGCACCTGCTCGGCCACCATCTCGTCCACGTTCGGTGGAGGCCCCAGCGCCTCGTGAGCGGCCTGCTGCGCCTGGAGGGGGCCAACTTGCTCTTCGAGGCCCTGACGGGCTCCTGTGGCCCTCTGGAGGGCCTCCTGGAACGGCTCCGCCTCCGGGAGCGCCTGACCTTCCACCGGCACGGCGTAGCGCCGGGTCAAGTCCTGGAGCTGTTCCTGGGTGGCCTTGGCCCGCAACATCGCCTGACGGGCGTTGCCCTCGTCCCCCGCTTCGAGGAAGCGCTTGGTCAGCCCGGCGTACTTCTGGAACTGATCCTCCAACTGCTGCATCTGCGGCGCCACGACCGGGCTCGTCATCTGCGGACCCTGGAGCCCCGAGTTGGCCAGCTCGGTCAGCTGGTCGACCGGACGCTGCGCCGCAGCCTCGGCAGCTCGGGCCTCGTCGAGTTGCGGCAACAGCGGGTTGAGCTGACCCGACACATCAGGGGCGGCCGCAGCTGCGCCGCGGTACGCGGCCTCGGCCTCGTTGGCTGCCCCGTACCCCTCCCCGTACGCAGCCCGCTGCGCCCGTTGGGCGCCTCGGTCGAAAGACCGAAGCAGCTGCCCGGCCTCATCGGCCGCCTGGCCGGTGACACCGGCCCGCTCCGACGCTGCCGTGAGGTCCCGCAGGATCGGCTCCAGCTGCTCGCCAAGCACACCACCGGCCTGCTTGCTGGCGGCCCGGGTCGCCTCTTCATCGACCGACGTGAACCTCCGGTCGCCCCACTTCCCGCCCAGCCCGCCCTCGATGACGGATTGCAGCCGGGCCACCTTGCCCGCCGACTCAGAGGCCTCCCGCACCATGTTGGCGGCGATCTTGGCCGGGCTGTCCTCGTACAGCTTGAAGCCGAGGTTCTTGAGCGCCCACGCGTTGGTCTCTTCGATGCTGGCCTTCACCGGCTCGTAGACCTTGCCCATGATCGTGTACTTGCCGCCGGGCTGGAACACCCGCTCGAACTGCTGGGTGCCCGGCCCGAACGCGGCCTTGCCGCCGAAGCTCGACGTGTCGTGCTCCAACGCCTCGCGGCCCTGCTTGGTGATGAGGCGCTGGACGTAGCCGCCCTTGTCCTCGGCCAGCCGCCCCACCGACACACCGGCCTGCTCCTGGCGGACAGCCAGCTGCTTGCCCAAGTCGTCGAGCGCTGCGGCCACCGGGTTCGACAAGTCACCGGCCTCCACGGCATGGACGATCGCCGAGTTGTTCTTGCCCTTCTTGGCGATGTCCCGGGCCGTGTTCTCCAACGCCGCGGTGAACGCCCCCTGCGCCGCCTTCTCCCGCCACGTCGCGCCGACCAGGTTGGCCGCCACCCGCGGCGACAGCTCTTCGGCGCCCCGCCCGACCAGTGACTCGGCCGCGGCCCGGGTCGCCGGGTTGCGTGACGCGCCGAGCAGCCGGGCACCGCGACCGAGCGAGGTGTCAGCAGCCAGGCCGCTGACCCCGTGGGTCACCGCGTTCAGCGCCTCGTCGAGCCTGCCAGTCAACGGGATGCGCACGCCCTGGTGCCCACCGAAGCGCAGCCCAGCCTTGGGCAAGTTGAGCGCTTCGACCGCAGCCTCGTCACCGAGCTTGCGCACCGCCCGGGCACCGCCCTGCCCGGCAGCCCGGATCACCTCGTCGCTCAACTGTTTGTCGGCTGCCTCGGTGGCCAGCGCCAGACGGCCGGTGGCACCGGGAATCTTGTTGATGCCACCCGTCGTGTAGGTCAACGGGTCGAGACCGACATCCCCGGCAAACCCGAGCCCGATGTCCGCGATCCGACCCACGTTGACGGGTCCGATGTGGGCGTCCGGGATGTCCTTGATCATCGAGCCGAACCCGATCGGCCCCTTGCGCTCGCCCTGGTACTCACCTTCCTGGCCGGTGATCAGCTCCCAGTTCGAGCGACCGGCTCGCACCTCGTCAGGCGGGGTGAACCACTTGAGCTGGTCGGGCTTGGCGGTCATGAACCGCATCCAGTGCGGCGTCTTGTCGGACTCGTTGAGCAACGCCTCTTCGAGTTCGAGCACGCCGGTCTGGATGAGGTTCTTCGGGACCTGCAACACCGACAGCGGCTTCAACACGTTCGACACGATCGGGTTGGACAAGATGCCCCCGACGAACCCACCGATGCCTCCGCCGCCTCCCTGCTGGCCCTTGTTCTGCGACTTGAACTGCGCCTTGGCCTGCTCCCACGTCGCGTCGTTCTGAGCCTGCGTCGCGGCCTGCACCGCCCGCTGCTGCTGACTTGCGGCACGCACAGCTCCGACCGGGCCGACCTGCACGCCCCGACCCTGCACCTGTCCGCCCCGGGATCGCTGGGCGAGTTGTGCCTGCGCGGCCTTCTGCTGGGCGAAGCGCTGCTGCGCAGCCAGGAGGCTCGTGCTGACCGGCACTACCCGAGGCCACCCTGTTGCATGTAGCGCAGGATCGTCCGCTGGGCGTCACGGGCCGGGGTGCGGCCCTGCGCGGCGAGGTCTCGGGCGGCGAGTTCACGGATGTTGGCCGGACTGTTCTTCGCCCGTTCCTGGTACTGCCGCTGGTACGCGGCGTCACGGTCAGCATCACGGCGAGCAGCGGTCTGTTGTTGGGCGAGTTGACGTTGCTTCGTGGTCTGGTTGCCGCCGACGCCCATCGCGTGGGTGATCATCCGCATCATCGCTTGCTTGACGGCCGGGTTGCCGGTTGACGTGGGCGCATTCCTGCCGTACGCGGTTTGCTGCCGGGGAGACGCGCCCTGCTGCGGGGCAGCGTTGGGCGTGAAGAGCGCAGCGGTGCCGTTACCGGGGTTCGTGTACAGGCCGCCTTCTTGCAGCGCCCCGGCGCCCTGGGTGGTCGGGTCGTAGGCCGGTGCTTGCGGAGCCGACCTGGGCTGGCTCAAGAACCGCGACACGACGTCCGCGTCGGCCCCGTACTGCCCTGACTTGGCGGCGTTCAACTGGCCGGTGAGGCTGTCGGTCCGGAGCGAGTTGGCTCGGTTCGCGATGCCCGCGTCCTCGGCCATGCGCAAGTTGGGGGCCACCGCCCTCATCGCCGCGCCCGTCACGTCGACGTCGCCAGGCAACGTCTCGCCCGAGTAGGTGTCCATCGGGTTGATCAACCCGTTCTTGTTCATCCACTCCTGGATCGGCGTTGCCTGGGCAGGCTGGTTGGCCCCGGCCACCGCGTTGCGTTGCGCCAGCGAGTACTCGTTGAACGCGTCATCGACCTGTTGGTCGAGCACCTTCAACGTGTCGGTGTCGTAGGTGCCGTTGTCACGGAAACCGAGCTTGATGTCGATCGGGCTCTTCTTCGTCTTGATCCCGGTGTAGATCAAGTTGCCCGGCGTGCCCGGCGCCGAGGTGGCCAAGCTGTCGAGCAGCGACGTGGTGAAGTTCGGGTTGTAGCCATTGCCACCACCGCCGCCTCCGCCACCGCCGAGGTACGGGCTGCCCGTGGCGTCGAGCCCCATCAGCGCGTTGGGGTCCATCGTCTGCTGACCGGTGGCGACCTGTGCGTTGTACAGCACCGACGGGTTCGTCTGGAGCTGGTTCAGGTTCTTGGTGCCGGTGAGAATCTGGTTGTAGACGTTCTGGCCGACCGGCAGCGGGGTACCGAAGTTGAACTTCGCCGTGCTGAAGTTCTGGCCTGGCATCCCCGTCTGCATGTACGGGCTGTTGTAGAGCGTCGACATGTCGTAGCCGAAGCCACCACCGCCGTCCGGCGGGAGGTCGGTCCCGTCGTCGTACCAGTTGCCGTCTTGGTCGTAGGGCACGGCGCCTCCTTATGCGATGCCGAGAGCGGCCAGGTCGGGGGCAGTGGTGCCCGGCGTGGCGAGCAGAGCCATCATCTGCATCGCGGCCTGGCGCTTCTCCGCGGCGAGCTGCTGTTGGAGCTGGAGCTGCTGCTGGGCGTACGCCTGCTGGGCCTGGGTCTGCTGGGTGCCGATGTTGGCCAGGTAGGCGTTGTCGAGCCCACCGATCTGCTGACCGGCGTACGTGCGGGCCTCCTGCGACGCCCGCAACCCTGAGGCGTTGTTGGCCTGCTGGTTGGCGCCGAGCAGCGCGAGGACGTTCTGGAACGCCCCGTACCCACCGTCGTTCGGGTTGTTCACCACCGGCGCCGACCCGGCGATCCCCTGCGATTGCAGGTACGGGTTGTAGCTCGGGGCGACCGCGGCCTGCTGCACCTTGACGTTGGCGTACGGGTTGGTCTGGTTGGCCTGGAGCCAGGTGTCCAAGTTGTTGTAGGCCCCCGTGGCCGCCTGCTGGTCCTGCGCGCTGGCGTTGTTCACGTTGGTGCGCATCGTGTCGTACGGCGACTGGTCGAACGGGGTCGCGTTGTACGTGTACGCCCCCGACCCCAGCAGACGGGTCATGGCATCGATCTGCGCCTGGGCGGCCGCGGCGGCCGTCCCGCCACCACCACCCCCGCCACCGCCACCACCACGACGGCCACCGCCACCGCCACCGCTCTTCTTGGCGGCAGCGCCACTGGACTTGGATGGTGGCTTCCCAGCAGGCGCCTGCTGACCGGCGTTCACCCCGCCGCTGTTGACGTAGCTGATGATGTCGCTGGTGTATCCCACCGGGTCGGCCTGGTAGGCGGGGTTGCTCTTGTTCCCGGCGACGTACGCCTTGTACGTCGGCAAGTCAGCCAGCCGGGTCGTGGTGGCCGACCCTTGGTTCGGGATGCCCCCGACGTAGGACCCGCCGTAGGCGGGCTTGGCACCGGTAGACACGACCGGCTTCTTCTTGAAGCCACCGGCGTTACTGAACAGGCTCGTTGCCATGGGTCATCCAAACTGCGGCTTCAACGCCGACAGGTAGCTCGCGGCCATCGCAATCTCCTTGGCCTTGTCGGTCTCCATATCAGACAGCGCTCTGTCCCTCGCGGTGGACAGCTGGGCCTCGGTGAGGTCGTACTGACGCAGGTCGGTCTGCTGGTCGGCCAGCTGACGGTTCAGGTTCTGCTGGTAGTCGCCGACGTAGGTCTGCATCGCCTTGCCGTACACCCCGGACTGCACACCGCCACCGGTGAGCCCACGCTTGGTGTACTGCGCGGTGACCTTCGGCAGGTTGCGGTTGAACTGCGTCTGGTAGTCGGTGATGCCCCGGTCCCCCCGCTGTTGGGAGAGGAACCGGCTGTACGCGTTGGTGGCGCTCTTGGCCGCGTAGTCGTTCTGGATGCCTTGGCCCTGGCGCGTGTAGACGCTGGTGTCAATCGCCATCGGGCACCTCCGGGAGCGGGGCGGGCGGGATCGGGTCGGCGTCGGGCGGCCAGTTCAGCTGCACCACCGCTTGGATGTTGGCGTCGGTGATGACACCCTCGTCGCCGCCTGGGTTCGGGTCCCCGGCGTTGATGGCGTAGGCGTACTCGGCCTCGTAGTTGATGGCCGTGGGCCACAGGAAGTAGCTCAGTCCGAGCGACGGGGTGTTCTTCAACGCCACCGCGAACTCGGAGTCGGCGAACTCGGGCGCCCCGGCGATCGCTTCCTTCATGGCTGCCGCGACCACACGATCCTTCAAGGCTTCGTCGCGGGTGGACTGGGTGATGGTGGTGTAACTCATGGCGTCTGGATCACCCCGAGGTCTTCGATGTAGAAGTGGCCGCCATCGGTGTAGGTGGTCACCACATCACTGCCGTAGAACATCCCGACGAACGCGGCGTTGACACCGGTCCCGGGGAACAGCCACTCGTGTTGGAACCCCTGGAAGAACGAAGCCTCGCATTGCTGGTAGTCGTCACCGAAGGGAGCACCCGGGTTGGTGCTGAGCCGAGTCCTGAGCTGACCGGATGTCGGCATGGAGTACGCCCGGACGCTCATCGAGATGCGGTACCAGTGGTTGGTCTTCGTCGTCATCGTGATCGGGTTGGTGACGTTGCCCCACGTCTGCGCCGGGATCACCGGGGCAGGCACCATGAGCGAACCAACGGCCACCAGCCGGGTGTAGGCCCCGGGGGCCGGGATCGGGTTGCCACTCTGATCGCCTTCATCGACCTTGCGTTGCATGTTCTCCAAGGCGCGACGGATCGGCCCCGAGTAGATCGATCGAAGCTCAATGGTGCCGGTCATCGGATGATGTCCACGTTCGGAGAATGTGGCGTTATCAGGGTCGACATTTCAGGAGACCCTGATAATGAAGTTGAGCACGACGCTCGGCGGGATGTTGGCGACGCTGCCGTCCTCACCGGTGGCGCCGGTGGTGAGCGAACGGTCAGCGGCACCGGTGTTCCCGTTGTGGGAGTGGTCCTGACGGTCGGGGCCAGAGGCCAGCTGGCTGAGGTCGTAGTGCGCGCCGGGCAGGAACCCTTCCGCGGCGACCTGCAAGTAGAACTGCGGTGCCGCGGTGTTCTGGTAGACGCTGATGCTCGGTTCCTGATGGTCGTGGCGGGCGCTGGCCCCACCGGTTGAGAACGGGTGGAGGTGGTCGACACCGGGATGGGTGTGCACGGGCACGGCAGCATCGGCTCGTCCGATTGCTCCGCCGATGACGCTGGCCCACGCCCCACCCGGGTAGAAGCCGCAGGCGACACGGCCTTGCATCGCTGGGAGGTTGAAGGTGGTGGAACCGTCCCCGGCCCCGAAGCGTGTGCCGATCACGGTGAACAGTGCGGCGTAGGTGGCCCGGCTGATCGCTTGGCCTTGGGCCAGCATCCAGTTCGCCGGGGCCGCGTCTCCGGCGTACTCCCACATCACCCCGAGCGGGACGGAGTTGTCGACGTACGCCTTGGTCGCTGCCTGGTTCGGTTGCGTTGGTGCGCCGGGCAGTAGCAGCGGCGCCACCATCGCGGTCGAGCCATCGGCGGTGATGGCGTCCTGGTTCGCCCAGTCGACGATGGTGTCGAAGTTCTGGTCGAGCTTGTCGCCATCGGCCGGGATCGAGTTGGCGATCGTGTTCGGCAAGATCAGGGGCACTACCGGAACCTCCTGGGGACGTACTTGAAGATGATTCCGTTGAGGCCCCACGCCACCCCGGGGTTGCCGACGCACAGCACCTGCACGGCACCGGAGCGGCCCATGGTCCCGCCCCGCTCCACCGAGCTGGTCTGGTCGGAGCCGCCGTAGAGGGTGCCGTCGCCCCACACGAAGCCGTGCTTGGTGGGGTCGCCATCGGGCGTGTACGTGGCCGGGAAGTTGTCCGGCGTGTACTGCACGAGGAACGAGCGCTCGGCGTTGTAGTTGTCGAAGTCGTGGAAGACCTGGACGTTGACGGTGGTCTCGAACGTCATGCCGCGCAGCAAGAAGTCGGGCCGTCGCCAGCTCTTCTTCCATGTCGGTGCCCCGGCGTCGAGCCACTTGGTGCGGAAGCGGGTGTTGAACGGCACCGGCGTGTTGGGGACCGCCTCGTCGGCGGCGTCGGTGCTGGTCGATTCGAGCTGGAGCAGGTACGGGTACTGGCGGGAGAACGCGATCAGCGGGGTCGCCTGGTCGGCGTCGGTGCGCTCCATGTACGGGCCGGGCACCGAACCGTCACCGCCGCGGAACATCATCCACGAGCCCGGGTCCTGGAGCGCCGGGTCGAACACGAACACCGTCGCGGCGTCGACGGGAGCGGGCGGGGTGTCGTCGTAGGGCAACGAGCACCACAGCCGTCGCCCCATCCATCCCATCCACGAGTTGTTGATCGAGTCGGGGTCGAGTCGCTGGTCCTGGAAGATCGTTCGGATCGGAATCGACAGCTCGCTGATCCCCTTGTCGGTGTAGCCGAAGATGCCCTGCGGCCATGACAGGAAGAACACCGCCGCCTCGTTGCGGGCACACACCTGCTGGCTGAGACAGCCCACTGTCCGGGAGATGTTGGCGACCTCCCACGTGTCGGCGTCGTAGCCGAACACCGCCCACACCGAGTCGGGCTTGAACACGAGCAGCCGATCGGAGAACGCCACCAGGGCAGTGATCCGTTGGCCACCGTCGCGGATGTCGATGTAGTCGGCCTGCGCCCACCGCTGCGGGTTGTTGGGATGCGACCAGCGGATGCGGTTCGGCTGAGCGATGTTGTCCTCGTTCGTACCGGCAACGAACATGTAGCCGTGACTCTGCTCGACCAGATCGGCGTACGGGAACGTGTCGGTGCTGCCCGGCGCGGCGTAGTCGTTCTGCCAGTTGGCGGCGGCACACGGGGTCAGCACGGTGACCATCGAGTTGTCCCACTTCACCGAGCTGTTCGGGTTGCCCCGCACGATGTAGACGCTGTCGCCCCACGACGTGAAGTCAGCGAGGTGCGGCTTGGCGGTGGCGTTCCCGGCGATCGCGGTCCACGCCCCGGCCGTGCCGAGCTTTGAGTGGATCGCACCGGTGCCTGCGGCGGTCTGGTTGGCGACCATCCACACCCGGTCACCAGCCGACGTGGTGTGGGCGTAGGCGTGGCGCGGGTTCCATGGCGTGGCGGGCACGGCAGCTCCGAAGCCGACCCAGCCCTTGCGGGTGTTGATGCCACCGCGGGGGTCCAGCTCCATGTTCAACAGCTCGGGCATCTCGTTGTCCTTGAGCTGGAACGTCTCGGGGCGCAGGTTCACCCCGCCGGTGAAGTCGAACAGGTTGAGGGGCTTCAAGCGGTTCACCATCAGGGACCTGCAATCGCCCCAGCCGCGGAGAGGGTCCACGTACGTCCGCGTGGGTCGACGTACGTGGTTCCCGTCCCCGGGTAGTCGTTGGCGTCGAAGCGCCACACCACGCGGTCCGCCTGCGGCTGCACGATGGTGTTCCCCGCGGTCTGCGCGACGGTGACGGTCTGGCCGCTGGTCGCCGGGAACGTCGAGCCGGTCAGGTTGTACCCGTCGTTCTCGTTGACGTCGAGCACAGTCGTTCCGGCGATCCCGTTGCGGACGATCGTGCGGGCGATGCGACCGGCGAACCATCCTGCCGTGCCGGACGAGAACGAGTTCAGCTCTACCGGTGCCGTGCCCGACCAGATGTTCCCAGTGGCAATCGTGCGGTCGGTACCGAGCTGCGTCCATGTCGTCGGTTCGACGGCAGCGTCGGGCGCCGTGTAGAAGCGCAACAGCCCAGTGGCCGCGACCCGCGTACAGCGGACCCACAGCGCCGCCCCGTTGGCAGCAGTGATCGGCACTGATGATCCGACCGAGAGGTTGTCCGAGCCGGTCGTCGAGATGTTGAGGAGAAGTCCGCCCGAGGTTTGCAGTCGCAGCATGTAGGACGTGCCGAGCGGTCCCCACTTGGCAACGATCACTTGGTTGGCTGCTGGAGTCCAGGTGGCGGGGGCGATGCGGGCAACGATGTCGATGTCCCCGGTCACCCGAAGGGTGGTTGCGTCCGGTACGGACGCATAGTTCCCGGCGACGCCAGGGAACACGAGCCGGGCACGGTTGATCGCCTCCAGCTGCGCCCAGTAGATGCGGCCGTCGAAGAGGGCGCCTGCAATCGGACCGACCCGCACCGACTCGGGCCGGTCCGGGAGTCCCTGCGGCGCGTTGGACGCCTTGGCGGTACGCACACCGTCGACGATCACGGCGCCTGCGGTGCCGCCCCGCGTCATCTCGAACCCGTATGTGCGGTCCGTCCCCAGCGGCGTCACGGGCTGGAGAATGGTGACGTCCGTCGTCGCCGTGGCGGCGAGGTTCGTCGTCGAACCCGCAAGCTGCGATGCGGACGGGTACGTGTACATCATGAATTCGCGCTGCGTCACACCGTCGGCGCCGGACTTGTAAAGGAGCGTCGGGAACCCGGAGCCGAGCGTGTCGATTCGAGCACGGACCGCGAGACGCACGGTCCCGTCTGCAACCGCCATGTCGGGCGTGTCGGGCGTCGACACGTTGCCGAGCGTCGGGTTGAGGTACCCCTTGAACTGCCACGCCAGGCTCGGACCCGCGTACACCCGGCGGGCTCCCGCCAGGTTGAACTTCACCCGGGTGGCGTCCTTGAGCGCGGTCATCCGATGATCACGTAGAGAACGGTCGGGTCCTTGACGGCGAGTGCGTCGTACTGCGCTTGGGTGAGCTGCACCCATGCGCCCTGCGGGCCGGGAGGCCCGGCCACGCCTTGCGGCCCGGTCTGACCGGTGGCACCGACGTCGCCCTTGGCGCCGGTGGGGCCAGCGGGACCAGTGGCACCGATCGGACCTTGGGCGCCGGTGGCGCCGACGTTGCCGGTGGCGCCCTGCGGGCCTGACCCACCTTGCGGACCGGGCGGGCCTTGGATGCCAGCTGGCCCGATCGGTCCCGTCGCTCCGGTGGCCCCGGCTGGGCCGATGACACCCATCGGTCCCTGCGGGCCGGGAGGGCCGGGCGGGCCTTGCGGCCCGTCGATGCCGGGCAGCGACAACAGCACGCCGTTGCTCCCACCGGCCCCGCCGCGCTTCGAGGGGTAGCTGGCGTAGGCGACCTGCTTAGGCGAAATCGGGTTCGGCCGCATGATGATGTCGCGGGCCTGGGCCGAGGACTCCTTGAAGCGGTTGAGGTAGGTGGCTTCCAGCACCTCGTCCTCCTGCTGGGCGTAGCCCAGCGAGCAGGCGTACCAACAGATCGGGATGTGCAGGCGGCGGTCGCAGTCGCATTCGCCGGAGGCACCGACGACGTTGATCCAGTCGGCACCAGCGCGGTAGCCGGTGACGTGCATCGTCATCAGCGACCCCGGCGGGGGTAGCACCTGGAGCAAACGGTTGAGCCTCGTCCACTGCGCCGGGTTGCCGACACCGCCTTGGCCCGGCGGGTACGTCAGCACCGCTTCGCGTCCGGCCATCCGGTCGAGCAGACGCCCGTCCGGGGTGATCATCATCTCGATGTGGCGACAGTCGACCGGCATCTGCGCCCGGCCGTCCCCGTCGAACGGGACGTCCCATTCGAAGGCGAAGAACGGCCAGCGCTGCTCCAGCTCCAGCACCCGGTCGTAACCCTCTTGGAGGTAGGCGTCGAGCACCGGGTCGGGGAGGTCGCTGTCATCGAGGTCCATCTGTGCGCGCACCAAGTCGCGCATCTGCTGGAGGTTCATGACTCCTGCTCGGGGTCACCCTCTGCGAACTTGGGGTCCCACGCCTTGCGGCCGAGCGGGTTGCGGAACACTCCGGAATGCACCGCGCAGTACAGCGAGTTGTTGATCGCCCAGCCCCTGCACGTGTCGTCCTTGGCCCAGCAGCGCTTCTCGCGACCCTCGGCCCGGTACGCCACGTCGGGGTCACCGGGCCGGTCCGACTCGGTGAGCACCTTGGGCTCGTCGTCCTTCGTCTCACCGTCTTTGGGGAGGACGTCCTCGTAATACGGGACGCCGTCGTACGGCGCGGGCTGCACGTCGAGCCCGATGTGGGCTGCGGTGTAGGCGTGGGTGACGCTCTCGTCGAGTCGCCCGTGCAAGGTGTGGGCCAGGACGATGCCCTCGGGCAGCTGACCGGACTCGTGGTACTGCGTGGCCATCGAATGACGGCGTGTTTGTCCCCCCGAGGCAGGTGGCCGGGATGGCTGCTGCCGGATGGCAGTACGGCCTGCGGCCTAGGCCAGCCACCCGCCTCAGGCGGCGCTCTCCAGCTAAGCCGGGACGGCCGGGATGCCGGTCACCACGAAGTGGCGGGCACGGTTGTTCAACGTGAGGTTGCCGTAGGTCGTGATGATCGAGTACCGGGCGTCGACCGTGGTGGCGTTGCCACCGGCCGCAGCCGACAGGCCATCGGAGAACGGCGACTGGGTGAACCAGCGCTGGCTGTGCCCGACGAGGGTGATGTACTTGGAGTTGAGCCCGTAGGCCGTCCCCGCGGCACAGTCCCGATCCCAGTAGATGGGGGCCTGCTTGAACATCAGCGACGTGAACCCGGCGTTGGCCGACTTGACGTCCTGGTAGCGGATGTTCGGGGTCAGCTCGGCCTCGTAGGTCTCGTAGTCGTGCTGGCTCGTGAACACACCGTCGATGACGTCGTTGCCGTTCGAGGCCGAGTTGTACGCCGTGCCGAGCAGGGCGCGCAGGCCGCCGAGCTTCATGCCGGTGCCGGAGCCGGTGACCGACTGCCACCACGTGTTGCCCGTTCCGGCCGAGTCGATGTTGCCGACCGTGCCGGTGGCGGCGATCAGCGCCGCCAGGCCCAAGAAGTCCTTGCCCGAGTTGCCCGTGCCGTTGGCGTAGAGCATCTTGTTGAGCTTCGACTTCATGGTCTCTTCGGCCTGCATGACCTTGGCCCGCAGCAGGTTGATGACCTGCTCTTCGCCGTTGTTCTGTGCCTCTTCGAGGCCCGAGATGGCGATGGTGGCGAACAGCTGGCGCCACGGGTACTCGGCCGCCGAGATGCCTTCCTGGGGCACGATCTGGATGGCGTCCCACTCGCCGTAGGAGCCAGCCTGGCCCTCGGCGTAGATCAGCGGCTCGATGATGGACACGCCACCGGAGAGCTTCCGCACGCTGTTCTTCTCGGTGAGCCACCACAGCAGCGGACGGCTCTTGAAGACGTTGTCCGCAAGGGTCTTGCGGTAGTTGTCGAGGGTGGTCGACAGCAGGCTGTCGAAGTTGACGTTGCCGGGCACGGGTTACTCCATGAGGGTCAGACGAGACCGTGTTGGCGCTTCGCAGCGGCGAAGGCCTCTTCGATCGTCGGGAACGAATCCGAGGGAGGCGGCGCCGTGTTCGCTGACCCGTTGCCCGAATGCACGGTGTTGGCGGCCTGGGACTTGGCATCCACCCGAGCGGCCTCATCGGCCGCTTGGGACTGATGTGCCGCCTGCTGGCCCTGCCAGTAGCGGTCGAACGCCATCTCCTTGTAGACCGCTTCGAGGTCCATGCGCCCTTGGGAGAACGCGGCCTGGACCACCTGCGCGGGATCGAAGTCATCGCCGTAGCGCTGCTGTAGAACCCCAACCGCCACACGTAGCTCGTTGTCGGCCTGCTGCTGCTCGAACCGTTGGAGACGGGCGTCGTACTCCTGCCACCGCTTGTCGGCTGGATCGTCGGTCCAGTCGGGCGGCGTGGGAGGCGTCTGCTCCGATTGCTCCTGGAGGTACTGGGCCTGGAGGATGCGCAGCGTCTCCGCTGGGTTGGCCTCCAGGGCCTGCTGCAACGTGAGCCCGAACTGGGCTCGGCGCTGTTGCTCGGCCAGCTCTTGCGTCTTGCGGGTGTAGTCCGCCTGGCGCGAATAGCCGTCGATCGCTTCACGTAGCGGAACCGAGACCTCCTGGCCATCGACCTTCACCCGGACGTGGTGGTCCGCGTACTGATCGGTCTCCAGGTAGCTCGGCGGGGCTGCCTCCGGTTCGCCTTGCCCGATGTCGGGGGCGACACCTTCGGTGTCTGGTGCGCCGGTCTCGACCGGCACGTCGCTCATGTGGCCACGTCCGTGAGGATGTGGTGAGCGGTAGCGAAGAGTCCTCGTGGGCTGCTCATCGATAGACGAGCGGTTTGTCCCCTACATGCCTGGCGGCATGTTCGGCGGGGGCCGACCGGGCGCCCCCACCGACGTGACGTTCGGGGGCGGGGGCGCGCCACCGGGAGGTGGCGGTGCGCCTGTTTGCGCTTGCGCAAACTGCGCGAGCACCTCTTGGACGAACGCCATGCGGCGCTCGGGGGGTATCTGCGCCAGCTGCTGCACGAACGCCTGCTGCTGCTCGGGCGGCAGCTGCTGCATGACCATCTGGAGCTGCTGGATCATCTCGGGTGGGAGACCGCCGAGGTCCGGACCACCGCCCGGTGGGGGTGCGCCAGGCGGTGGACCGGGGCCAGCGGGCACCGAGGGAGCGGGTGCCTGCTGCATTGGAGGCGCGGGTTCGGGCGGTGCGCCCTGGTCAGGCGGTGGAGCGCCTTGGCCGAGCGGTCCCGGCTCGGGCGGTCCCTGGGCGTTGATGAACTGGTCGGGGTTCTTCACCCCGAAGCCCATCTGGAGGATGTACTTGGCCAGCTCGGGAACGTCGATCACCCCGGCCTGCACGAACGGGGCCATGGCGTCGACCATCTGCATCGCCGACTGGCGCTTGAAGGTCTCGTTGGACGGCTGGGTCGAGCCCGCTTCCACCTCCAGGTCGAACTCCCCGGCGATGTAGTCCTTGTCGTACTTGACCCACACCGGCATGGCGTTGGTTCCCACCACACGCACAACCTGCTCGCCGGTCATGTACTGCTGGAGCAGCTGGATCAGGCGCTCACCGATGAGAGCCAAGAAGCCCTCGATGCGTGACATCTTGTCCTGGGCTCGGGAGTTGGCGGCGTCTTGGATCATCGCCGCCTCGGTGGCGGTGCGGCGGATGTCGGCCTGGGCGCCACGCATGTAGTCGGAGACGCCGGACACCTTGTCCATGTCGTCTTCGATCATCTGGCTCTGGTTGTAGAAGTCGGGCGGGGTGCCGATCGACGGCATCGGGATGATCACCCGGTTGATGTCCTGCCCGGCGTTGACCGGGACCATCGTGTTGTCCTCGTCGGACTCCAGCGCATCGATGCCCGGGTCGTCCAGCGCATCCTCCATGTAGAGGTACTTGCGGGCGTACCGCTTGCGGTGGTTGAGCATCTGTGTGCGGGTCTCGTTCAGCTCCAGCTGCAACGTCTCGATCTGCTCCAGCTCACCCAGCGGGTAGAAGTCGTCGGGGACCTCGTAGTTGCGCAGCATCACGTACGGCTGGCCGAAGCTGTACGGCATGTCGGTGGGCTTGATGAGGAACCCATCGGTGGACCCATCGGCGAAGGCGCAGTACGTCTTCTTGCGCATGTCGTAGAACTCGATGATGTCGACGTAGCCCTTGTCGCGGGAACCGGACGGGGCGGTGTTGGCCCCGAACGTCGAGTCGTTGGGCTCGTCGAACCGTGACGCCATCGACGGGTTCACCTTCTTGCGGACCGAGGGCTCGTAACGCTCATCGACCCGCACGTCGTTGACGGGGCGCCGGATGCGCTGGGCGATCCACGCCATGTCCTCGGTGGTGTGGGCCTCGTTGTCGACGTAGATGTCCATCGGTGAGATGCGCTCGGCGAACGGCCGGTCATCGAGGACGTTCATCTCCGACTCGACGTTGCCCTCGTGATCTTCCCGGTCGTCGATGCCTTCGTCGCCCACATCGGTGGACGGCGGGTCGGCGGAGGCCACCTTGGGCTTGTCGGTGACGAACTTGTAGCCCACCTTCATCCAGCCGTGGCCGAACATCAGCCAGTCGTTGACGCACAGGCGGAACTGCTGCTGGTACTTGTTGGTCCGCCAGATGTAGTTGACGACCTCTTCGGCGAACATCGCCTGGGCCTCTTGGTCCGGCTTGCGAGCGGCGACCGTGAAGCGCGGGTTGCTCACCGACACCGAGGGGTTGATGACGTTGATCGTGGCGAACGCCATGTTGACCACGATCTGGTCGGCGTCACCGCCCGCTTCGGCCTGGTCCCCGCGGTAGAGGTCCTTCATCCGCTTCCACGTGTCGTCGTAGTCGTTGGCCCGCCAGCGCTTCGACTTCGACAGCTTGGTCGTGTAGTTGGTCAGCTGGTCGACGAGCTTCGGGGGCGCCATCAGCTGACCCGCTCGACGGTGCCGTCGCGGATGTTGTCCTCACCGACGTGCTCGGCCCGGGCCTCGCGGTTGGTGACGTGGAACCCGGCCCTGCCATAGAAGGCCCCACCGACGAACGTGAACCCGATGCCACGTACATGGCAGCGGAAACACTCGCCATCGTCTCGAATCGGGGCCGTGGTGGTGCCACATGACGTGCATGACCTCACGTACGACGTGCGATCTGTCCCCCGGCCCGCTCAACGGCCGAAGTTGGCCCCGATCCGCTTGCGCTTCAAGCGCATCGGCTTGCCGCTGGCCCCGAGGCGGAACCCGTCGTCGAACATCTTCGCCTCGATGTAGCCCATCGTCCCCGGCCCCGGCGTCTGGTCGACGCGGAACTCGGGCTGCCAGCAGTGCTTCAACATCTGCACGGCGATGGCCAGCGCCATCACCCGGTCGTCGAACGGGGAGCCGTGCATGCGGCCGTTGCCTTCACGAACGAACGTCTTCAACTCCGACACCGTGGGGGCATCGGGGATGGCCACCCCGGCGTCACGAATCTCCCGGCCCAGCTCGTCGATGGCCAACGCCTTGGAGGCGTACGTGGTGCGCCAGCCCAACAGCTCCGTCTTCGGCTCGAACCGCTGGAGGTGGCGGTGCTGGCGGTAGATGTTGCGGTACTTGATGTCGCGCAGCGCGGAGAGCGTGGAGAGGCCGTGGTTGTTGGACTCCACGCCGATGAGCGCCGTGTTGTACCAGAGCCCGAGCTGGTTGAGGATGTCGCTGCCGAACAGGTCGGCGTCGACGTGGGCGTGGAAGATCGCCACCACTTGGCGGTTGGTGGCATCGAGGACGAAGGCGCAGCTGTAGTCGCCGTGGTCCAGGCCCTCGGAGACGTCGGCCCCGATGACGTACACCAGCTTGGGCTTGGGGAACTCCCACACCGCCAGCGCTCCCCCATCGGGCACGAACTCGCGGGGTCGTTCCTCGGGCTTCCACACGTAGCCACGGGCGCGGGGGTCGCGGGTGTCGATGGCGCGCAGCGCGTCGATGTCGAACACCGGGTTCCCGCTTCGGAGGAAGGCCTCTTCGGCGTTGTCGGGGTACTCCTGGGCCAGCTGCCACGGCGGCAACTCGGCCTTCTTGGCCTCGTACCAGTCCTGGTCGCGGTCACCGGCCGACCACGGGAAGAACAGCCGCTTGTAGCGGCTGCGGGCCTGCCCGGCATTGGTCCACAGCCAGTGCAGCAGGTTGCCCTCACCGTTGGCGGTGCCGAGCATGATGATGCGCCCACCGACGTCAGCGATGGGCTCGATGGCGGCGTAGGCCTCTTCGGAGTTGGGGAGGTAACCAATCTCGTCGACGACGACCAGGAACACCGACTCGCCACGACCAGGGTCACTGGCCGAAGGCAACGACTCGATGCCGGACTCGTTGCCCCAGCTGAGCTTGGCCTGGGTGTTCTCGGTGCGCAGCGGACCGCGCAGCTTGATCCACTCGGGCAGGAACCGGTAGCCGTACTTGGCTTTCTGGAGCAGCTTCGCCGACTCCCGCTCGGTCTTGGAGATGAGCACGATCGCCCGGTCCGGGTAGAAGAACGTGAGCCAGAAGGCGTACGTCGCGATGAGCGTGGAGAACCCGATCTGGCGGGCCTTCAACACCACCACGTAGCGCTCCCGCAGCCACAGGTCGACCGTCTCCACCTGGGCGTCGCGCAGGTCGAGCAGAATCTTGCCCCGCTCGGGATGGCGGATGCACCAGAAGTTGCGGCAGAAGTACGTGAACCCCTCCAGCAGCTTGTCCGGCCCGGCCGACCACGGCGGCGCACACAGGCGCCACATCTTCTCCAGCCGCAGCTCGTCGAACTCAACCGTCATCGGCGTCGGCTTCGACCTTGTCCTTGGCCTCGCGCAACTCCTTGGCGCCCTGGGCCAGGAGGGCGTCCAGCTCGTCGTCGGTCATGTCGACCGGGCGCTTCACCGTCATCTCGATGGCCGGTGGCTTGATGGCGTTCGTCGCCTCCAAGTAGAGCTTCGCCGCCTGCACCTGGTTGCGGTTCGTGACGTCGGTCGACGCCTCGTACAACGTGTCCATCACCGCCTGGGCACGCTCCGGGGAACCGAGCAGCTTCGTCACCCGACGCTGCCAGGCCTCACGGAACTGCGGGTGATCGGTCCAGGCTCGCATCGTGCGCACATCGACCCCGAGCTGATCGGCCAACGCCTGACGCGTCTTCGGCTGTCGCGCCTTCGGCGCCGTCACCAACCAGTCCATGACGGCGACATGTCGCCAGTCGTCATCCCAGCGCCATCCGGGCTTGGTTCCCATGTCAGAGAGCTGGTCTGTCCCCTGGCAATGGAGGGCGCCCTACAGTGCCTGGCGGCACTGTGCCACAGCTCCGCTGTGGACAGTCCCTGGCCGATGGCAGGCACAACACGTGATGGTGCGCTTGGGGTGGCCCGACGTCAGTCGGACCTGAGCGCAGCGAAGGTAGGCACAACCAGGAGGCGCCGTGGAAGTGGAGCTACGAATCCGGGTCGGCACGCGCAGTGGTGGCGAACAGGCGATCCAGGCATTTCTGACCCGGTTGGTCGACAAGCTGTTGGACGACGATGAACCGGTGCCGCAGGGGTTGGTGATGAGCGTGCAGCGCGTCACGTGTGAGGTCGAAGAGTTCAACGACGCGATGTACGAGCTGGCCGATCGCCCGGTGCTACGGGTGGTCGAGCCGTGACCGCTGGTGGCACCTGGAGGCGCCAGACCGAGCGAAGCGAGGTAGGCCCACGATGACCGCAGCTATCGAACCGCCGTCCGAGTCCTCGACGGACGATGGCGCTCTCTTGCGGGCGCTGCTCGACATCGTGTGGTGGGGCGCCTACGGCGAGGCTCGTCTCGGCACGGTTGGCACTCACGGCGTAGCGCCGTGCATCCGCATCGGTGAGCACACCTACATGGTCGACGGCAACGACGATCGACGGCGACTGATCGAGTACGCCGAGCGACTGCGGAACCGAGAGCCGAACGCGCCGATCGAGGCTCTGCCATGAGTGAAGAAATGGGACCGCCGTCCGATTGCGACCACCTGTGGACCGTCTACTACCGACGCCCGTGGAAACGCTTGTGGCGCAAGCAGATCGTGCTCGCCTGCTGGCGGTGCGACGAGACGTGGCCAGAACCATGAGTCAAGAAAACGGACCGCTGTTCGAGTCCCCGTTCTACGAGACGGCGTGTGACGACCCCGAGTGCCCGGTCGCCTACGCCTACCGCGACCCGTTCCCCGACGTGCCGCACTACCACCCGCGCCCGCACGGACCGGACCGGCCCGATCCGTGACCCCCGAAGACGAGGCGTACTGGAACGAGGTCCGCGACCCGCCAATGCATTTCGACCGGCTCGGGGTCGGCATCTCGCTGCGGGAGTGGAGCGAGCTGCTGGCCGACGACGAGTACCGGCGCATCGCCTCCGACGACATCAACGGCCTGTGGGTCTCCACCGTGTGGATCGGCGTCTCCAGCTCGTTCGAGCCCTACGTCTTCGAGACCGCCGTCTTCGAGCCCGATGGCTCGCTCGTCGAGCAAGAGCGGTACACCAGCGAAGCCGCGGCCCGAGACGGCCACGCCGCCATCCTGGCCCGGTTACAGACCCGTCTGTAGTTCTGCGCCCAGTACTAGACAACCACACCTCCGGCATGATTAAGCTGCCGAGCAGCGCGAGGCCCCGACGCCCCCAGAGGGGCCGAGCGGGACACGCACACCCTCGGCTCACGAGCCGAGGGAGAGCCCGAGGAACGAGGGCTCGACCGAGGCTCGACTAGTGCAGCTCGGTCTGTTGCAGACCACCCTACATCTTCGATGACCCACACACTTCGTGTGTGGACAGCTCGGGACTCCTTTGACCAGGTTGTTCAGCCAGAACACGGGACTCCTGACGGTACCGAATCGGAACCGACAGGGACACGTACCAAACCAAAGACACCCTTCCGTATATGTGGATGGGGGGCGCCCCACACGCCCGGGTGCCCCACCGGCCGTTTCGGCGCCCGAAACGGGCCGATAATCGGGATTGTCGGCCCTGACCAGGGCAAATGGTGAGGCAAACGGACAGGTAGGGGTACAATAGGTCATGCGCTGGTCACTACCGACCAGCCAAGGGGTCAGTAACCAACAGGGGACAGGCCCCGATGATGTCCACCAGGAGGGACGCACCATGACCACGCACACCACACTCAACCGTTGCACGTCGTGCATGTTCGGCGCCACGGCCCACCGTTCGCTCTGGCCCTACTCGCATGATGCGGGCGCCGAGTGGCCCGCCATCGTGGTGCTCCACGATGACTGCGCCGACGCTGCCCGTGCGATGGGCGTCCGTCTGACGGCTGTCTGAGCGTCCCCCCAACCAACCAACCAACCACCACAACCACCACCACAACAGGAGTACCAACCATCATGACCACGACCACGACCACCACGATCCCGACTGAGCCGGTCGTTCAGAGCTTCTACGTGTCCGCCGAGCACGAGGGGTTTGCGTTCGATCCGGATGAGGCGATCGGTTTCGCGGTCGCTGACTTGCTCGTCGTCCAGTCGACGGGCTTCGACGCCGAGTTGGCCGCTGCTCGCAAGCTGGCCGCGGCCGACGAGGCGTCGGCCTTGTCCCGTCCGGAGCGGGCGCGGTTCGCTTCCCTGCTCATGGTCGATCATCCCACGCGGCCGGACTACGTGCTGTCGATGAGCGCCAGCACGTACAGCAAGCGCGTCCGCGTGGGCCGGGCGACGGACGACGAGGTGCTCGCGTTCCTCATGGCGTGCGACACGCCGTCGCTGGACAAGCTCTACAACGCGCTTCCGAAGGCCGAGCATCTGGCCAAGGCCAAGGGCACGGGCCGCCGTGCGGCCAAGGCCGAGCCCGTGGAGCCCGAGAGCGTCGTTTCGCAGAGCGAAACGGTGGGCGTCGCTGACAGCGACGTTCCCAAGATTGCGGCCGATGTGCTGGCCGGTCTCCACACGCGTGGCCTGACGCGGGTCCAGATCGGTCTGCTCATCGCTGAGCTGGACCGTCTGACCACGCCGGTCCGGAGCGTGGCGTGATGCTCGCGCTTGGCATCGTCGCCTGGTGCGGCTACGTGGTGCTCATGATGTGGGCGCTCCGACGCCTCGTCGGCACCTGACGGCCCCTACCGGCCCGTTTCGCACTGCGAAACGGTGCCGCATGGTGACCGTCACCATGACCCGTTCCACCAGGAGGGAACACATCATGAGAATCAAGATTGCATTCGACGGCGCGTCGACCGAGACCGTTCGGGAGCTTGCCGCGGCACTGTCCACGGTCGGTGCTGACATGCCACAGGTCGGCTGTGACGGTCCCGAGTGCTGGCGCGGCGAGACCTCGAAGCTCACGCCGAGCCAGTGGGCCCGCGTCGCGGCCCGCCTCATCAAGTTCGAGGGTGCGCCCGTCGCTGACGCGCTGGACGCCATCAGGAGCGCGTCGTGAGTGCCCTGATTGGCCTCCTGATGGCCCTGTGCGCCCCGAACGCGCACGTCGTGGCCAACGATGCCCCCACGGGGCCTCTACAGCACGGTGACGTGCTCATCGAGCACCACGTCCCGAGCCGCGCCATCTGCGACGACCGCGGCGGCGTGTTCGTCCTCGGCTGGTGCTACGGCGAAGACTTCTGAGCTTGGTCCCCCACGGTCACCACACGACCGTGGGGGCAAGCCCTGACCTACCCGTTTCGACATGCGAAACGGACGAGAATCACCCGAAATGGGGACTGCCAGGTTGTGAATCTGTAGTCCCCCCTGTAAACTGTCATCACAACCAAGAACCACCAGGAGGGTTCCAACCATGCCAACCACCAATGGCCACGCCGTGAACACAGGATGCGTGCTGAGCGCACCGTTCGGCTGGCACAACCACAAGCGAATGATCGACGTCGCGATCGACCTCGGGTACGAGGTGAGCGTCGAGGACATCGAGACGCTGGAGCGCTACGACAGCGGCGACGAGGTCACGAACGATGCCGAGGACGTCACTGAGATGATGGACGAGGCCGAGCGCTGGCTCAACGAGCACACGCCGCCCGAGTGCCGCGACTGCGGCCAGCCCGTGGAGTCACATCCCACCGGATGGTGGTCACACATCGGACTGCGCGGCCAGTGCTGGCGTCTCTCCGATGGGGAGAGCGTTCAGGGCTACCTGTGGCACTGGAGCGACGGGGAGTTCTTCCTCTCGCCCATGTGCGACGACGAGGACTGCGACGACGACACGTGTGCGCATTGGAGCTTCCAGTGAGCGGCTACTACGCGATGACGGTCCGCGTCGTCCGCGAAGGGGACTGGGGCACCTCCACGCGCCACCTGCCCACGTTCTACCTGCACGAGAACGTGCAAGGCATCGTGTCCGCCGACCACGCGTGTCGCATCGCGGTCGCCATGTTCGACGATGTGCTCGCACCTGACGATGACGCCCAGGTCATCGCGGACGCCACCTACATCGGTTAGTCACCGGTCGATCCCGTTTCGGCTCACGAAACGGCTTCGCACGGCTACTCAACCAACCACAGCCGTGGACAGGCCCACCAGGAGGGGCCACATCATGGCGATTCATCGCAACAACGCCGAGCGCATCCGCGAGGCAATCCATTTCCAAGAGGCGTTCGACATCGCCTCCATGCGGGGCCGCGTTCGCTGCGGCGACCCGTACCACTGCGGCATCGAGTTCGGGCGCCTGCCCCACGAGCACCGCAAGTCCGCCGAGCGCGCCACGTACGTGGTCTACAGCTACGGCACCCCGATCGCGTGGGTGACCGATGGCGAGTGGGTTGTGCCCGACGAGCGGTACAGCGCGACCACCAGCAACCACCAGGGCCTCGTTCGCGTCGGCATCAGCCACGGGCGGCTGTCATGAGCACGTACGAGTACGAGGTGCAGGGCTACTACGGCGGCATCTACGGCTGGGAATGCCTCTGCACCGAGGACACCAGGGACGAGGCCGAGCAGCGCTTGGCCGAGTACGACGCCAACGAGCCCGGCACGCCACACCGCATCAAGCGGGTGCGGTCATGAACGTCGACCTCACCGATGACCAGACCATCGAAGCGCTCGACGCGCTATCCGAGGACGGAACCACCTACGAGTTCGAGGCCGACGACGGCCGCGTGTTCGTCATCAAGCTGCACACCGAGCACGACCCGGACAGCAGCATCAACGACTACGAGAGCTACGGGCAGCTGTCCACGTGGACTCGCGACGGTTTCTGTGGGTCCACACGACCACGAGGGTTCGGGCCACTGGCCCGCATCATCTGCCGCGACCGTGGCTCCACGCTGTGGTGGCAACCCACCCCCGAGCTGTGGGGCACGCCCAAGCCATGGGACGGCCCCACGTTCGAGGCCGACTGGATCATCGCCAAGACACTGTTCGAGGACGGCTTCTACCAAGTGGGCGTTTCGCTGCACGAAACGGTCACCGACTCGCTCGGTGGCGAGCACGTCGTCGAGGTGTGCTCGGCGTGGCTCGGCGGTGTCGACAGCGCCGAGGGCGAGTGGCTGCGAGACATCGTCAGCGACCTGCTCGCTGATCTGTTCCACGACAACTGACGCGGCACGGCCCCCTGGCACCAGGAGTGGATACCAGAGGGCCGTGCCCCACAACCACCGGCAGGAACCAACACCTACCGGCAGAGCATCTAGCTTAACCCCCGCCTGCCACTGATGCAGGCACAACCACAACCAGGCCCTTGGAGGGGCCACTGCAATGGAAACCAACACTTGGACCACCGACAACCGGTGGTCACCCGGCGCCTCGGGCGCCTACCCACCCGACAACGCACCAGCCGCCTACTCGGCGCGCTGGATCGACCACGGCACCGTGGCCGATGTCGTCCCCGACCGCCAGGGCTTCGCGTACAACGACCCGGCCGACCGTGACCGGCTCATCGCCAAGCTCACCGAGGCCAGGGTGACCGAGGCCCTCGTCTCCGAGCGTGACGAGAGCGTCGAGTGGTCCAACTCCACCGAGTGGAGCCTGTACATGCGTCGCCGCGGTGGCTACGTGTACGTGGATGCGTGGCTGTCATGAGCCGCCATGTCCGCATCCCCACCGCGGTCATCACGTTCGACTACCTGTGGGACGAGCGCGACACCGAGGACGAGGTTGGCAAGGCCTGGGTCCTCGGTGACGCGTGCGAGGTCATGCAGGTCACGGGCAACGCCTACGACGACGACGGGGAGCACTACTACAAGCTGCACGTCAACCTCCCGGTCGCTGACCCTGACCAGGAGGACGCGCTGTGCAACCTGCTCAACATCCTCGGGCGCCACGCTGGCGTCACCTCCATCACGTTCCCGAACCGGAAAGAACTGGACGTCGGATGAGAACCAAGCTCGTCACCATCGTCGCCATCCTGTGGGTGGCGACGGTGGGGGCCGTCACCGTGGCGTTCTACGCCAGCCGTCCGTACTTCATGAACGTCATGGGCCACCGGCGGTACTTCCAGTGGGACGGGTGGTGGGCCTCGGTTGGAGGCCTCACCCTGGCTGCGCTCGCGGCCATTGCCATCATCGTGGTGCTGACACGCAAAGCCGACTAGCGTCAAACACGTACAGCCCCGGCTGCACCTAGATGGCAGAACAACTTTGGAGGTCCCGTATGGCCCGAGCGCAAGGGCTCATCGCTGAGCGACGAGCAGACCCGCTCCGCTACGCCCAATGTCGATCACTCGGCCACGAGTGGCGACACAAGGGCACCGTTGGTGCCGAGCAGGGCTGGAGTGTCCCGTTCGGCATGGCCTTTGGCACGGTCGGTCTGCGCTCGCAATGCGCCGACTGCAAGACCGACCGTGTCAAGTGGATCACCCGCTCCGGTGAAGTCATCACCCGCTACCACCACCCGGACGGCTACTCGCTGCATGGCGAGGACCGTCTGTCCGGCCAGCAGTGGCGTTCGAGCTTCGTCACCAAGGTGTTCGCGGAGTACGGGGCAGGGGCGGCATGAGACAGGTCGTCTCACTCGTGGCTGAGGGCCAGGTGCAGTACGCGCTGGTCGATGACGACAGCGGTGAGTTCACCCCGTTCGCCATCATCGAGCTACCGCACCCGGAACACTTCGGGCTCCACGAGGCCGCCGTGTTGGGCACGAACCTGATTCAGGCCATCGGGCTCAACGGCGCCAAGCGTCCCAAGAGCTTGGCCAACGTGTCACCGACACAGCGCCAGGCGCCTGAGCCCGAAGCTCTCCCGCCGGTGCGGGAGAGCGCCAGGGACCGACGCAACCGCATCGCTCGGGAGAGCTACCACGCCAACAAGCACAAGTCGGACAGGGCACACAGGTCCACCAAGGACACGAGCAAGGGTGGTGGTGCCCAGCGCTACGTCGAGCTTGACGAGGTGATGGCCATCGTCAACCAGTACCCCGAAGGCATCCGCCTCACCGAGGTGGTCGAGCGTCTCTGGCGCGAGACGGACGGCAAGGGCACCGACGCCGACTACCCCGGCTGGTTCTACACGTCCTGCTCGAATCGCCTCACCGCCGCTCGGGTCAGGTTGAGGAAGAGCGGCATCCCGTTGCCGTTCCGAGAAGACGACCGGCCGGTCCCGACGAAGGACGGCAAGTTCAACGGGATGACGGGCAAGTACCTACTCCCGCTGCCGCAGGAGACCGCCCTACCGGGCTACCTGCCGCAGGCGTCGGCTGCGCAGCAGCCGTTTGGCATCAGCGAATAGATCGAGCGAGCACACCTCCGACCGGTGGTGTGCCTGCTCAGCTCCCGGCCTCCCACCCTGGGCGGGTAGAGGCCGGGAGCACCACGCTCTTGATGGTCACGGGCGGGTTCGACTCCCGCCAAGAGCACTGGACCAGGCGAGGGACACCACCAACCGGATGTGTCGGGCAAAC